CTCTAAGGAGCCTCACAATGCGTAACTTTTCTACCAGTGTCACCCTGGACTCGACCTTTTTGGTCTCTGCCCATAGCCTGGACTACCTCACTAAGCGTGATATAGTCTCGGCCCTGATTGTCTCTCTCGAGGCAAACAGTAAGTTGATGACACCGTCGGAAGAGCAAGTATTGTGCGACTTCGATGAGTGGTGTGACAAGATCCATCTGGAAATTGCCAATGCCCATCTGTTTCAGAGGAAGACGATCCTGGCTCGTCCTGTATTTGCTTACCACAATCTCAACACCGGGAAATCCGTTGTTGTAGTGGCGGCAATACAAGAGTATGATCAGGTAGTCTGCCCTCCTATGAGATAGGCATAACGAAGGAAGTTTCTTTGTTTGAGACCCTTAACTTAACGAAAAGGAGGTTTATATGACTATTGATAAGAAAGCTTTGCTTCTCGCTCAATGTCTGTCAATGGCACTGTTGCTCACGGAGCGCCTTGGGGAGTCAAATCCCTGGGCGTCTGTAGACTTCGCTGCCGCTGACGAAGCTGAACTTGCCCTAAGCAAACGCTTAATGCATGAACTGCTTTACTCTCCTCCCCCTCGTCAGTAGTTGGGGTCTCGGTAGTAGCCGGCTGTACGTAGTACAGTGGGCCTGCTGCATACTCGCATTCCGGTTCTCTGGAATGTGGCTTCGGCCCGATAGGGCTATCCACCCTATCGGAGTACCCTATGACGTCAAACGTTAACAAGACAACCTATCAGTATACGTCGTTAATGATCGGTAGCGAATCGAATAAGACTGGCGGTGCCAACTCTTATCCGACCGCAGACCCGCCCACTATCACGACGAATGCCAGTTTGACTTTAAACGTGTATCGTCTCGGGGGTAATACGCCTAATTTCCGGTCTGCTAGACGAACGTTCCGGCTTTTGCCGACAGCGTTCGAATATAAGAAAACAACGGAAATGGGGCAAATGGGTTATCGGAACTCCCGCTCACAAAGTGATCGCAACACCTATGGGTGGATCTCTGAGTATCAAGCAGGATGTTTCGGACCCTCGAACATCGGTACATTTCGTACGATGTCCGACACGGAAAAGGCTGATCTTCGCGCTATCTCAGGTAATGCACTTCTTGAGAAAGTAAAAAGTCAGACGGTCAACGTGGCGCAAGCTATGGGAGAACGAAAGCAGACTGCCAGACTAATCGGTGATACAGCGATTAGGATTGCATCCTGCATTAGATCTCTTCGCAAGGGCGATATCGCCTCTGCGGCTCGTGCCATCGGCGTAGACGCCCCAAAAAGGGCTGCTAGCCGGTACAAACGTGACTTTCCGGTGCGACCTGGGAAGGCCGCCTCTAGAGCATGGCTAGAGCTCCAGTACGGTTGGAAACCATTGTTAGGCGACGTGTTCGGTGCTTGTGAACAACTTGCACAGAACGAAAATCGCGTAATGTATGATACCAAGCGTGCGAAAGCTCGTAAAGTCGTGGATTTGTCTAAGAAGACAGTGTTTGTTGACGGAAAAGTCATCACTACTACTGTCGTCTCTGGCAATCTCTCCATGAGCTACGTCCAATCTGCGACGTATGCTAAAGGTGACTCTACCCGCCGTACACTAGCACAATTAGGAATATCTAATCCGTTGTTAGTTGCGTGGGAGCTTATGCCGTGGTCGTTTGTTGTCGACTGGTTCTTGCCTGTAGGACAGTTTATCGGAAGTCTTGACGCCACCAATGGTGTCGTCTTTTATTCCGGTTACGAGTCTTACTTTGTCAAGTCCTACGCCATACAAACAGTCACGATTCAAGGCATTGACAATTCTGGCGTGAAAATCGATTCAATGAAGATTTCGAGCAACGAGATCATACACACTAAGAGAGCCCCTTTATTGGGGTTCCCTGAGCCGTCTATGCCTCGTTTCAAGAATCCATTGAGTCTGGCTCACGCTGCAAACGCCATTGCTCTTTTAACTCAACTTTTTCGGAAGTAAACACCTATGACAGCAATTGCTGCATTGACCATTGCCGACGGCCAGGGCACGCCGGCAAATCACACTTTCTCCCCGGACAACATCGATCCGAATGGAGTGGCACGTTGGGTAGACCGTAGCGGTGGTATTGCTATCGGTATGCCTTCGATTACGGAAAGCATCAAGCGCCCTTCTAAA